CGTTAAAAACGTGGTTTGCGTCGGGGACATTGCTAGTCTTTTGTCAGGCGAACTAGGTTCGCTTATTGTGCAGCTTGAACAAGAAGCTGCCGGGGTCAAGAATATCGCGACGCTTACGGAAGAAACGAGCGGTAAGGCGCGAGCCGCGTGGGAGAAAAACAATCCAGACCGAAAATTTACGACGGTCGGCGCGACGGCATTAAACAATGCCGGCGAGGTGTCACTAGCGGATCAAACCGAGGCGGCGCAAAACAATGACGCAAACCCCGTTTAGTTATTCAAGGGTGCGCGATCGCCGAGATAAGATCTGCTCGCGCGCTTTGCGGCCGTATATCGACGTCAGTGTTGTTGGCGAGACAGTCTATGACATCTGTAAAGATATCATGGCCGAAATGCCGGCAACCGTCGCGGAAACTGCCGTCTATGATTCTGTGCGCGTTTTGGCCGGAACAAAACTAACGCAGTCTGCCGCGGCGGATCTGGCGTGGCGATTAGCGGGCAACGTGGACAAACTGATTGACGGCCAGCCCGTTTTGAAATGGACGCGTCAATTAGACGACGAGATTGTGCCGGTAGTTATTGAAAGCGTGCGCCCGTTTAAACGAAAAACCACGCCGGGTTTCATATTTAGTTGTCGGGCGTTGGCGGGATCGCCGTGCCCTATGGTGTTTACGCAGTTTTTCTCGCGCAGCAGTTGTTCTGCTATTTCTCGCACACTCGGCTTTTCGGCGCCGTGGGGCGCGTACCCTTATTCGACGGCAGCGCATTTTGTAAACCTGTTGTTTTTTGCGCATATCGAGGCGGCCCGCAGCCGAGAGTTTCCTTCGTTTGTGACGGTTAGCGCGAGCAGCAGTATGCTGAAAGTGAACCGCAAGTTAATTGAAGTTCGTTGTCGGGCAAAACCATGCCCGGATCAATTCGAGCACGGCTGTGCTTTTTGTTGGCTAGGTTACGACCAGTGCGAGTTTGCGACGCATCCGAGAACGTACGAAACCCGAGATTGTTCTGCGTGTAACGCAGAAGGTTTTTTCGATCCTGTAGACAATGGCGACGTGTGCGTACGTTGCCGGTATCTTAAAAATCACGTAGAATGCGCCGGCAACGCCGACATGTAAAGGATTTTTATGGGCAGTATTGGTTATCGTCAAAAAGGTGACAGCGGTCCGCTGTATAATCCCGAACGTGATTATGCTTACATCACGCCTACGTTGATGACGCGGGCAATTGAGAATATGGACATTGGCGCCCTTTCGGCAGAAGCCCTAGACTGGTACGCCAAAAACAACATCACAGATGACGACGTAAACAAAATTGCCGAAGCGCTTGCGACAGCCCAGCGCGATTTTGTAAACGCGTCAGACCCTGTGGCTAGTTTTGAGCAGGCTTTGGCGCGCCGGAACTTTGTAGAATTCAGCTATCCGTTGCGGCAGGTATTGTTCGCGGCGATCGGCGAGGTATGCTGTGCCGCTTGGTTCTTGGCTGTGCGTGAAGTCTCAGTGGTAGGCGAGGAGTCGCCGGCGCAGACAAATATGGCGCGGTTTACGTCGACTGTAAAAGAGTTTGCAGCGCGGCACGGCGCGCCGAAATACGACGCGGATTTTGCCGCGGATCATTTGCGCATGCGCAACGACGTATTGCAGACAAGGCTAAATGCGTTATACAAAGAACTTGAAGCCACGCGTGAAAAACTTGCAGCGGCGCTATCGCCGGTAGTTAAAGATGCGCAAGTAAAACCGCTCTGGCACCGGATCCGAGAAGTATTTATGCCTAGCTGCTAGAAAGCACATAATGCCGAAGTACAGGATGTACAAAGACCCGAATCAATTCGGGACAAAATTGGACAAGAAGCCCGCGGACGCTCTTCGATTTCTCGGACTTGATCTTGGCAGCAATTGTGGCGTAGCCGTTTACGACTTTGTAAAAGGCAAAAAACTGCTGCAAGAAAAGTTGCAGTTATTTCAGTGGGATCTTTCCACGCAAGGTCTTGAGTCTGGCGCCGCCCGGTTCGTACGCTTACGCGCTTTCTTGAACACGGTGCAGCCTGACGTCATTGGTTACGAAGACGTTAAATACACGCCACCGCGCGAATTCTTCGTGAACAAGAAATTCGGCATTCCGGCGGTATTGTCGCGTGTCGCCACCGCGTCTGAAGTGCTTGGCGGCATGAAGGTCACGGTAGCGACATGGGCCGAGGAAGAGAATTTGCTGGCGCAAGGTTTTGCTATCAGTACGATTAAAAAGTACGCTACTGGCAACGGCAAAGCCAGTAAAGAAGATATGATTGCGGCGGCAAATAAACTGGGTACAGCGTTTAACGCGGATAAGTACAAATCTACCGGCGTCGATAACGTCGTAGACGCGGCATTTGTTTTATTGTTGCTAATTCAGACTGTTGATCAGGGGTTGCCGAAAGCGAAGTAGCGATCATGCAACGGCCAGACGCGTTTCGTGAAATTGAGGCGGTCACTGGTGCCGATGCGGTCCAGACGCTGTCGCTATCTGATGCGCTTCGGCGGCGTAAGAAACCTGTAGCGTTGTTCACTCCAGCGCTTATGTTCACGCACAGCGATTTTGACAAAGATCCTGTTATTGAATTCGATGCGCGGTTTCCGGCGCCTACCGCAGACATGCGACCATTTTGCGTCGAACTCTTCAAAGATAGCGAGTTCTTTTTTCACGGCATGGGTGTTAAGCCGCTGCCCGGAACCACACGCCCGTTAAATTGGGACAAGCGGTTGTACTGTATTGACCAATCCCGCGCCGAAGAGTGCTTTTCGTTTCTGGGCGGTATTGCGTTTTCTAACCCCACAACGGGCGTATTCGCGCAGACGTTTTCGCAAGAAGTAACGATAGCCGACCCCACATCTTCGGGTTTAGCATCTGTATTGTCTGTCACAGTGTTTGGCGTGATGACGAACGCTTACACCGTATTTATGGCAGACGCAACGATTCCGCCAGTTGTGCGAAAAATACACTTGCCAGTGCAGCGTGAAATCCCCAAAGATATCTTGCTCGCCGGTTTGCGCAGCGGGTTTACTGGAGAAGATCCACTTACTATGCGAGATGACTGATGCCAATCGACGATCAAAAGCCGCAGCTCAATGAAATTAAATTTTACGCGGCTATCCTGCACGCAGACGGCACGTACACCGTAGAAGAATTTATTGAGCTGGCGCAACTGGTCGCCCGCGTAACAGCGCTCATTGATCACGACGTGTCAGTGTTTAGTTTCGCGGGCACACGGCTACAAATATCAAAACCGCCGTTTCGGCATTTGCTTACGCCTTGGGGTCCGCAGCCTTTGTTTGCTCCGCCAGCAGAGAATCTGGAACCAGACGAGACTGGCTATCTTGGCTTAGACCCCATTCATCTAGAAGGTCCGCCCGAAATAAAAGCGGCGCAATCCCCGAAAGGAAATGCGCAATCGGACGAATTTTTTCAGGATGACGACGATAACGTGTTGAACGTATTTGACAACGCACTGCCCGACCCTGATAGCTAAATAAGCGGTCGTATCCGGGCATATTTATTGCCTGACTGTCATGGTGTCAGTCGGCGTAATTTATATGCGCAGCCGTAGTGCTGCAAAGGAGGAACGATGCGTGGGCAAGTTTCAGACATACAAGGGTAAGCCCGTTCGGCGCCAGTACGAAATGGACGCCGAACACATGATGGTCGTCTTATATGAAAAAGACGGCAACGACCAAGAAAAGAATAAACGCCTCGTGGTCACTAAAGATGACTGGCGGCGTTATTCGCAAAAACAAGAATTTACAAACGACACGCAACGTCGCGATGTCGTAAAGAATACAACCTCCTGTGTAGGAATAGGTCATGTTGCAGAAATCTTCAGATCTGGGTTCTTTTCACGCTGACACCGTGCGTAATTTCAACCGCGTGTCAGATATCTGCGTTGGGCTGCTCGGCACCGACTGGCTTCCCGGAGCCATGCGGACGTTTAATACGACCATGCGGGCCCCGGGCGACGGTACGCGCCCGATGGCGTTAAATCTTGAAGTGACGCAGCACGGTGGGCTAACGCTATCGTGGGCGTCGTCGCATCCGAAGAGTGGTCGCTTGGTGTTCCAGACTCGCGGTAAAATTGACTTTCACGCGCCGATTATTTCGGGAGGCCGTGGTAGTCAGCTGAATCTCGACCGGCCGAAACACAGAATGAACTGCAAAGTTGGCTGCAACATTCTGCGGAAGATTACAGACATCGGGTATGCAGTCTTGCGCGGCGAAACGCCGCACATGGCTGAGCCAGTGTGGCCGAAACTGGTAATGCCGTTTCAGCCCGGTCAAGAAGTTGTGGATAACAAGAAGCTCGCGGCGCTGGCCGCAGCAAAGGCGCCGGCAGAGTTGGCGGAGCAGTATCGTAACATGCTGTACCAGCAGTTTGTGCGGGTGGTCGGGAAGACAGTCTGGGTTGCGGCTGAAGTGTTGCCCGACGAGATTTTGTCAGACGGCATCAGTAACAATCTGGCTCGCGAAGACTACAGCCCTGTTCTTGGGGCAGTAGATCGGCCATTGGACCTGAGTAAAGTTTCGGACATAGAGATCAGCGTTCCAAATCCTGCCGCAAAGATTCTGGCGCGGCACGGAATCGAGGACGCTGAGCGTGTGTCGCAGGTTGTTTTCGACGAGATCACAGCCGAGTTTCGTGCAGCGTTGGCAGAGTATGAGCTGTCGGAAGAGAATGTGTGTGACGCTTTTCTTAATACGGGCTCGCCGGCGACTGTAGTTGTTGATATTAAAACCGCGTTGTTTCACATGCCGACAGCGGCGGCGGAACAGCTGCGTGGTGTGGCAAGTGCCAGAGCCCAACGCGAAGCCACCGACCAAGAGTTGTTGGCGGCAGCGTTGAGCCCGGGGCAGCCTGTGTTGTTGAATCGCCTTAGCCGGACGCAGGTCAACACGACTGATGCGTGGCAGGAGTCGATGCCGGAATGGTACGCCGGTGATTTTCTGTCTCCTGTGAACTGGGTGCCGGCGCACCGGGCAGCGCAAGAGGAAATGGAAACCTGATGCGGTACTTCATCAAACCTGAAACAGATGTGCTCACTTGGCTTCTAGAAATAGACGCTAAGCCGAGCACGCTGCCGTTCTTCTCGAAAGACGCATGTTTAGGTTTGGTGGTAGCGCATTTGATTTCTGGCACGGTGATAGCAGAAGTGTTACCCGCGCCAGAACAAGTGCCTTTGGCATGCGGCGGTGGGCTTCCCTTGGGTAGGTTGTATTTCCAAATCCCACGGGATCGGTTATACAACGTGTGCCCCGATCTGAGTCCAGAATCGTTCAGGGGGGAAGCAGCGTAGGCTGCTCCCCCCTTTTTTTAGCTATTGGAGCTTTTAATGCAGTACGGTGATCCGGCAGCAGAGCGATTAAACAACGGGCGCTCAATGGCAGAATTAATGCGCGGCGGCGTAAAAGGTCTGCGCGGGGTAATTGTGGCGCCGTCGACTCCCGGCGGCGTACCTATTAACTTTGATCCGCATGCTCGCGGCAGCATACAGATTAATATTGAACCAGACGGGCCAAATAGTCAGGCCGTTACGCTAGATCAGATGACTTCGTCGCGAGTTGCACAGGCAATGGCTGTAGCCAAAAGTCAGGTTGTCGGTAATGATATCAATTCAATCCGGGAGCGCGCAGCTGTGGCATTTGAAGAACTGGCGAAGCTAGCAAAATCTGGCGTGGAGCGCGTGCCTGTGAAAAAAGCCGTCGTGGTTGTAAAGCCGCCACCTGTGCCGCCAGCAGTAGTGGAAGAAGAAGTGGTATTAGCGGAACTGGCGGCAGAATCAAAAGCACTTGAGGCTGTAAATAGTGCTGGCTGGTCAGCGGCAGTGCCCGTAGAAAAAATTGATCGCGGTTACAGCCCCATGGCTGCTTTTGGGCTAAAAAAGTCACCAATGCCTATTACAACGTCGCATCAGCCTGTAATTACAAAAACTGCGCATATCGGCCCGCCACAAAAACTTACGTATTTTGAGAAAGAAGGCATTGGCACTGTCCCGGCCTTTTTTCACGACGTAATTGTGGCGGTAGGTCGCGCGGAACCTGATAGCCCCGAAGAGAACGGGTTTATTGTTCTTGTCTACGACTTGCGCTTTGATCAGAATGCGGCACGCTGGTTTCCACCCTCGAATGACCCGTATCAGCGCCCGTGGGCTGTCAAAATCAGCGATGATACGCGGTTATACCTTGTTCATACGACCGGATTTCAGTATGTTTATGATAACCGCGAGTACTGCGTTTTAATGGTTGAGCGGGCAGTCCGGGCCCAATATGCCGAGGAATGACATGGAAAAGCGTGGCGTTATTGCGCCGGGTGTAACCCCGTCCGAAGATCCGCCCGAGCATACGAAAGAATCGCAGCACGTGCCGGCACAAACACCCGCGGTGGCTGTGCTGGATAATGACTTTCGCAAGCGCGCAGCTGAAGCAGCGCGTACAGCCACTAACTAGGCGCAAGAGGCGCAATTGTGTCGGCATTACAACCATCATCGGGCATGGGCTATAACTCGCTCGGTCGCGGAGTACAAGCCGACGAGCGGTTTCCAGACCCGTTCTGCGACGTCGCTAGCTTGTCGATGCCCGAGAGCATCCAGACGGCATTGCGTTGGTGCGAGTACATCCTGAACGCTAACGGCCCGTACAGGCAGGCGATTGACCGCGTCGTGTCTTACTTCATTACAGATGTTGAAGTTAAAGACATTGGTGAGAGTACAGTTGGGCGCGAAGAGAAGGAAAAGTTTCGTGTCTTTTTGGAAGAGACGCTGGGTATTAAAAATGTGCTGCACAGCGTAGCGCTCGACTATTTGACTTACGGGAATTCGTTCACCAGCCTGATTGTGCCGTTTCGGCGCTACTTATCGTGCCCACATTGCGGCCTCGAAATGCCGCTGGAGCGCGTATATAACTCTGAGCAGTGTGCTTTTACGTGGCAGAATTTTCAGTTCCACGCCACATGCCCTAATTGCAAGTTCGTTGGGAAGTGGAAGCACATCGATCGCCGCGGCGGCGACAACGCGCAGATGGTGGTAAAGCGCTGGAGTCCGCACGAGATTGAGTTGCTTTGGGACCCGTACACCGGCGAATGCACGTACGTCTGGAAAATCCCTGAAGACTACCGCAACTTGATTCGGCAGGGGCATCTTCACCATATTTCGCGCGCTAGCTGGGAAATCATTCAGGCTGTCAAAGACGGTAAGAACTTAATGTTCGACAAGGGCGTGATTTTCCATCTGAAGGAAGACGCGCTGGCCGGCATGCGTAATCGCGGCTGGGGTATTTCCCGTGTGCTCACTAACTTCCGCCAAGCGTGGTATGTCCAGATTCTGCAGCGGTACAACGAAGCTGTAGCGCTAGATTACGTTATTCCGTTCCGCGTCATTACGCCGGCGCCGCGCGGTGGCGACCCGTCGTCCGGCGACCCTGTGCACTCGATTAATTTATCCAGCTTTTCGGCGCGCGTATCGTCTATGATCCGCGCCCGCAGAGCCGACCCAGCGCGATGGAACGTATTGCCGTTTCCAGTGAACTACCAAGCGCTTGGCGGCGACGCGACACAGCTGGCTCCGCGCGAGCTTTTAGACCAAGGGCAGGAAACGCTGCTGAAGTGTATTGGCATGCCCGTAGAGCTGTTTAACGGTACTCTGACGTTCCAAGCCGCCCCGGCGGCTTTGCGCCTGTTTGAGGCGAACTGGAGCCATTTACCTCACAACCTGAATGTGTTCTTGTCGGATTTAGTTAACAATATCGCGCGCGTTATGTCGTGGGAACCTGTCAGCGCCAAACTAGTTCGCGTCACCCACGCTGATGACCTCAACCGGCAGATGGCGAAGCTGCAACTCATGCAGGGGCAGCAGATCAGCAAGAGCACGGGCCTCAAGAGCGTGGGTTTGGATTACGAGGAAGAAACAAAGCGGATGCTGGAAGAGCAGCGCATCTACGCCGAAGAACAGGCGCGTATGCAAGAAGAGATGCAGCAGTCGCAGCAAATGCAGGCTATGAGTCAGTCGCCGCAGATGATGATGGGCGCCGGCGACACTGGCGCGAGTGCCACTGGTATGCCGCCACAAGGCGGCGGCGATCCGAGTCAGGGCGGTGGCGGGCAGCCGCAGCCGGGCGCGCCTATGGGGCCGCCGCCTAGTCCGGTTGATCAGTTTCTGTCGCAGCGGCAGAACGCGCCGAATGTTCCGCGCACGCCAGAAGATCTCCAGTCACAGGCGCAACTTATCGCGAACCAGCTGTTGTCGATGCCCGAGCAGCAAAAAGACGCTGAACTTACAAAGCTCAAGAATGCTGATCCGACGATGCACGCGCTTGTTACAAGTATGATTGATGATATTCGACAGCAGGCGCGGTCGCAGGGCGGGCAGATGCTGATGCAGCAGCAATTTGGCGGCGGACAAGGCGGAGCGCCAGCCGGACAATAAATATGCGCATTGGCATCTACACCCACTACGCGCATTGCGATGCGGCTTATCTCGCGTTACGCCTTGCGGATTTTCTACGCAAACAGGGCGTCGAGTACACAATTTACTCGGATAGTCCGCCGGCAAAATTATCTGCCGCGCAAGACAACAGCGTTGTGCACAAACGTGTTTGTAAGTACACGCACTGGGCGCAGCGCTGTTCTACTATTATTTGGACACAGCCGCCGAAGATTGAACAGCTGAATTATGCGAAACGCTATGGCGCGGCTACCGTCGTTGTTCCAATGTGGCAGGATCTTACGCGGCCATTTCGAAAAGTGCTGAAAAATGTTGATCACGTTATTGCGCTCACTACAGAGTGCCGCGAGCTGTTTAGCACGGTTTACAAGTTCAAAAACGTAACGCTTATCCCGTTTGATGCCGGTATGCCGGTAATTAAAAAAACCAAAGCGGTAAACGAGCGGCAGGTTAAGATATTTTTACCGTGGTTTGACAGGAATGCCCGGTGCGCGAATAGTCAGTTTCTCAGTTTGCTGGGGTATTTGCTGCCCAAAATGCCGGACGCGCAGCTGACCGTCGCGATCACTTCTTGCCGATTTGCCCCGGGCATAGCCAAATTTTTTCAGAAACTCGGGCAAAAAACGGATGGCCGCGTTAAACTTTTGCGGAATGTGGCGCTTAAAAACCGGCCGGCGCTATATACCGAGCACGACCTAACTATTTTCCCGGCAGAATGTGACAACTACGGTATTTGTGGTTTAACGTCGATTAGTTGCGGTACACCAATTTTGGCGTTCAATCTGTCGCCACAAAACGACTACATCTACCCGAACACAAACGGAATACTGGTAAAAACACAGATAGACTACGACGACAATGGGGTTCCGCACGCGGCGCCAGACTACGAGGGTCTGATAACCGCGCTACAGACACTCATTGCCGAGCCGTGGCACATTGACGATCTCAATAAACGCATCAATTACAACTTAGCGGCGAGGCGCAAGGCATTTGATCTTGGATGGCAGACAATATTGCGGCTCGTCTGACGGCACACGGAGGTGCCATGAAAAAAGCAGCAGACACACCAGTTCAAAGAACGCTTACTTTTGCAAAACAGCAGTACGGCTCACGGCAGGCATTATTCGGCGAAACACTCGTCGACCATTGTGTGGCCGTAGCGTATATGGCAGAGACAATTGCGCAGAAGTTGTATCAGGACGTGCGGGCTGATTTTATGCCCGACGATACCAAAGACAGCATTAGCGCGATTGTGCAGACAGCTTTGCTGCATGATGTACTCAATGTCAGCGCCTGCGCGTTCGAAAATATCGCAGAGACCACTACGGTCCAGATTGCTGCGATGGTGGCGGACATTAGCCGTGACTTTAGGCTGGTCGAGACAAAGCGCGACATGGAGTTTCGTGGCCGACTGAGTCAGAGTCCTGTTGGCGCGCAAATTGTCGTTGTGGCTGACATTATTTGTACCGCTAAAGCTGCGTTGAAATTGCTGAATTCTGCGGGAATGCCAGCTGTTCCGAAAACAAAAAAGGTGCTCACGCAGCTAGACGGCGATCTTCTGGCGATTCACGCTGCCAGCCGGTTCTATGTCTTGCGGTTGTACGTGCATGCAGCGCGGAACATGCTATCTGACGTGAGCCAGACGATAAAAAGCTGCCGGCAAAAAGCAAAGCTTGACAAATGCGTGGCACAAAATACAAAGGCGCTTCGGGAACGTGTTGCGGCAGCAGAAAAAGAAAAAGCAGCGGCGGAACCTAAAAAGCGAAAGGTGCGTTATGCAAAGAAGCGAAGTTCTAAACAAGATTCTTGACGACTATGCGCATGAAGATGCAGCGCGCTTAACGCCCGAACTTCAGTCGTTTTGCGGTTACGCGGCGCAGTGGTTGTCGTCTCGTGGCGTCGTTGGTCTTGGGCTCGCGCAATCGGGAATGGCGTTACGGTTCGCCGACGGGGAGGAATTATTGTTATTTGAAGCGCCCAAGGATGTTGGTGACCAAACTGTCGCGCCGGCTGTCAATATCACTGGAAACGCTGGCACCAAAATTGTAAAGCCTGTACTCGGAGATTCTGCCAGCGTGCATATTACTGGCCGCTAAGCGGCTGAACTTGGAAAGGATTCCAGTGTTTATTTGTTTTGAGGGGATTGACGGCGCCGGGAAAAGTACGCAAGCCCGGATGCTGTACGCGCGGTTACAGGCGCAAAACATCCCTGTTGAGCTTGTGGCAGACCCGGGCACAACGCGTGTCGGTAAGGCCATCAGAGAAATTTTGCTCGACAATGAGGCGCCAATCGCGCCGGCAGCACAAATGCTGCTATTCTCTGCTGCGCGTGCGGAATTGGCCGCGTATATCAGCGCGCAGCTTAAAGACGGCGTCACGATTATTTGTGACCGATGGCTGCTGTCGACGCTGGTGTATCAGGGCGAAATCAACCGCATCTCTACGGATTTGATTTTGCAGATTTTCAGGGAAACGTCGCGGGTTTCCCCGGATCTCTGCTTTCTTTTAGATATCAGCCCGGAAGAAAGTCGCGCGCGCATCGGCGAACCACGTGATCGGTATGAGCGCAGATGCTTAGCTGACCAGACCCGCATGTGCGACGCGTACGCGCGCTATGCGGCAACCGTACCGGATGTCGCCTGTAAAGTGCATTGTATCTCGGCAAACGCAGCGACGCCAGAAGAAACACATGGTCATGTGTATAGTTTGTGGCAGCAGTATTTTGATAACAAAGCCCAATTTCTAAAGGATTTATGATGGCATTGGTGATGGATACTCATGTGCATCCGCAACAATTGTTGCGCGAGCGGTTTGTTTGCGGGGCGAAAAATAGCGCCGCAATTACATCAACCGTACTAACTACTGGCAGAAGCAAGTCGTTAGAACTGACTAGTTTGTGTATTTCGTTACACACACTGGCGCAGAAATATGTGCCGAATACGCCGCAGGCTTTTTCTGATTTTGACGCATTGCTCCAAATTACAAACGCGATGAAGCAGTTGGGCGTGACGGTACCACTGGCCGCAAAAATAAACGCAGCTGCGGCGTCTACGGACAATGCTGCTGTTTTGAGTTCGCCGGATTACCGTAATTTGCGCAACAAAGCAATTGCAGCGTTGGCAACAATAGCTGATTTCACGGGTAAAAATACGCCGCCGGGCAACGCAGACTATCAAAACGGTGTGCGAGAGGGTTACCGCCGCGCGAGTGACGTGGCTATTTTGTTTCTTGAAGATATCCAGAATGGAGTTGCGTAATGTCACCACATCACGTTTTAGCGCAATTAAGCGATTTGAATCCAGACGCCTTTTTGTTTGACAATATGGACAGTGCGTTAATTGGACTCGGGTACGTTGGCAATGCGGACCCGGTAGCGGTGTACAGCAAAACAAAACTGTACGAAAAACTACTGGCGGACGGTTTATCCGAAGAAGACGCCAAGGAATACTACACCGGGCGTTTTGTTAGCGGCTGCGGGGGCGCGCTAGCACCGGTAATTGTGGACGATACAGAAAAGGATTAACGTCGCGTGGCTACCGTTGTCGCAAATACGCCCGATCTAATAGAATTTAAGAACATTCTTGCGGGCGCGGATCCGAAAGAATCACCAACTGTGGTTGTTCAGGCTGGTAGCTGGGACGCCGGAGGGCATTCCGAATCAGGCGTAGTCGTTGATGTTTATGGCTCGCAGGCGCCACTGTTAACACCCGCTGACGCCCGGAAACTGGCTAAGTGGCTTAACAAAGCGGCCGACGAACTCGAAGGGCCGAAAGCGAATAAAAAACCCGGGCACAAGCAGCGGCACTACGAAGACGAAGACGACGACAATAATTACTAGGGGCTGCGCGGACTATGGCGAACAAAAAAATCTCTGAATTGCCGGCAAAAACGACGCCTTCCGCAAATGACCTTCTGCCTATTGTTGACACAGCAACAAGCCCGTACACGTCTAAGCGGGTGACCGCGGCCGCGTTAGCCTCGCTGATTGCTGACGCGGCGAATACCGGCGCCACCGGGCCGAACGGTTTAACAGGCGCAACCGGTCCTGCGGGCTCTACCGGCCCAACTGGTGCCGGAGTCACGGGTGCTTCTGGCGTTACCGGCGCAACAGGCGCTCTTGGCGCCACCGGTGTTCAGGGCGCTACAGGTCCTCGTGGCGCTACTGGCGTCACTGGCTCGCAAGGCGCTACCGGCGTGGCAGGACCGCCGGGGTCGTCAGCGTCTGACGCCATATACGCCTTTAATGTAAGTTACACGGGCGCTTCACCCACCAGCGTTTACAATTTACCAACCGGTTGGTCGTATACGATTGCGGCGAATGACGTCACGATTACGCATACAGTCGGTAGGGAATTAAATAACATAACGTATTGGGGTTTTACGGCAAGTGCTGCCACGTGGCGGGCGCGCTATCCAACATCTTCAAACGAACTTACGTTGGCTGGTAGCACAAAAACTACGGCATTCACTATTCGCATCTCTAATAACGTGGTCGGGTGTGACTCGGGCGGCGTCGCGCGAATCGTATGCTTTTTCTAATTACCGCCGTAAAGTCGTGCTATGTCCTTTCAACCGACAAAAATACTGCGGTTCACTATGGCACAGACCGTGCCATATGCGTATGGGCCGCAAAATGATGCGTGGCCGGGCTACCCGTATCAGTGGCATACAACGCTAGCGGTTGTTTCGCAGGCACACGGCTCGCCCGATACGCCGACGCCGTATTATTACACCGGCCTTGATGTCGCCGTCGGTGATTACATTGCGACGGCCGGACAGGGTCGTGTTCTCAAGATTGTCGCTATTACTTCGCAAACTGTTAACGTAATTAATTGCGTAGTTGAAGACGAAAATCGCGAAAACACGCTGCTTGACGAGACAACAAGCGGTGACGGCGGAATCCCGGACGGCGAAGGGATACTGTTCGAGGTCAAAAACGGCTGGCCTATTCTGCACCCGCTGCCGGATGCTTTAGCGGGTGCGTTCCCGGCGTACTTCGCGGCTGACATTCTCGCGCGGTTTATGAATAACCGCGAACCCGAAGGCGGCGTCACCGGCGCAACCGGACTTCAAGGCGCGACAGGTCCTGCCGGAGCGGTCGGCGCATCGGGCGCCACAGGCGCTACTGGTATTCAGGGTTCTACGGGCGTCGCTGGCGCTGTAGGCGCCACGGGCGCTGTAGGCGCCACGGGCGCAGATGGAGCCACTGGTTTACGCGGCGCGATGGGCTCCACAGGCGTACAGGGTACTACGGGTCCTCGTGGCGCTACTGGCGTGGCCGGCATCGCCGGCGCTACTGGGTCCACCGGTATTACAGGCGCCACAGGCGCGCAAGGTGCAACTGGCGTCGGTGGCGCAACAGGCGCCGCTGGAGCCGCCGGCGCTACTGGCGCAACCGGTGTCGCGGGTGATGCGGGCGTAACGGGCGCTACAGGTCCTCATGGCGCTACTGGCGTTGTAGGGGCGACTGGCGTTCCGGGTGTAACGGGTCTTACAGGCGCCACTGGCGCTATAGGAGCTACAGGCGCGGCTGGCGCCATAGGGTCGCGGGGCGCAACTGGCGTATCTGGTCCGGTAGGCGCAACAGGCATTCAGGGCACTACGGGACCACAGGGAGCGACTGGCGTCGACGGCGCCACAGGCGCAACTGGCGTAAATGGTGAAACCGGTGCAACTGGCGTAGCCGGTCTTGATGGCGCTCCGGGCGCGGTAGGTGAAACCGGCCCGCAGGGTATTCAGGGCGCTACTGGCGTAACCGGCGACGTTGGCGCCACTGGCGATATAGGCGCTACCGGCGCTACTGGCGCTATTGGTCCGCAAGGCGCTACCGGTATTACTGGTGAAACGGGCGTAGCCGGTACTGCTGGTGAAACCGGCCCTCGCGGCGCTACGGGCGTGGCTGGCGCTAATGGCGCTAATGGTGATACCGGCGCAACGGGCGCGACTGGTGTAACGGGCTTAGTTGGGCCGCGTGGCGCAACAGGTGTTCAGGGGGCTACAGGCTTAACGGGTGATCGCGGTAATACCGGCTTGACCGGCCCGACAGGCGCTACTGGCCCCGCTGGTTTTACTGGCGTTACAGGCGCAACTGGCGATCAAGGCGCAACTGGTGCAACTGGTGCTACGGGTGCAGACGGCGCAGTTGGCGCTACGGGCGCTACTGGCGAAACTGGCGTTACTGGTATTACAGGCGCAACTGGCGCTGTCGGCGCTACGGGGTTCGGCGTCACAGGCGCAACTGGCGTCCGCGGTGCGACCGGACCTGTGGGCGCAACTGGTTTTGCTGGTCTGCAGGGTGCGACTGGTAGTCGTGGCGCCACTGGTGTTGTTGGTGTTACAGGCGCGACAGGTGTTGCCGGTCCGATCGGAGAAACTGGCCCAATTGGTATATCGGGCGCGACTGGTTTAACCGGCGAGACAGGTGATATCGGCCCGCGCGGCGCCACCGGCGCAACAGGAATTAGTGGCGCGACTGGCCCGGCGCCGACTGTTGTTGGAACAAATAATCCCAGTGTTATTTTAATCGGTGGCGTAGCTGTTACAGCAGCGCAAGGCGCAACAGGCCCGCGCGGTCAAACCGGCGCCACAGGCGCTGGCTACGCAGACGGCGATTCAATTAATGGCGGCACATTCTCGACCGGAACATTCGCCGCGCAGACAAAAACAGTCATTCAGTTTAAGCGCGGCACGGCAGAAAATTTAACGGCCGCAAATCCATTGCTGGTCATTGGCGAGCCGGGGTTTGAATACGACACAGGCAAGTTCAAAATCGGCGACGGCGTTCGCGCGTGGAATTCGCTGCCGTATTTCTCTTCTGGTTCGGGCGGCGGTATTGGCGCCACTGGTCCGGCAGGGCCAGCAGGTGCGACTGGCGTTGGCACGACTGGCGCGACAGGCCTACGGGGCGCTACAGGTGTTACTGGAGCCACCGGCGCGACTGGCCCGGCTGGAAGTGGCGGCGGTGGCGGTGGAAATTTCTCTGGGTCGATTAGCGCTACGGGGGTTGTGTTTAACTACACGGCGCTCAACTATACAAACATTGACGAAGCCGTGCGGGCGCTGCTTGACAACGCTACAAGCCAGCCGCCCACGTCACCGCCGCGCGTAACATTGTCAAACAACGTCGGACAAGCTGAGGCGGGCGCAACTATCACTGACGTAACGCTCAATTGGAGTTTGTCGCACGGCACTGTATTGGCGCAGTCGCTCACTGATATTGGTGCGCTTTCGACAAACTTGCGCAGCTACGCGCTTTCGGGGCTTAGTATTACAAGTTCAAAAACGTATACGCTTTCGTACGAGCTGACATACCTTGGATTCACAGGCACGATCGTGGGGGCAACAACCACAAACATAACTTTCAGCCGCAAACGGTACTGGGGCGTATTAGCAACAGACACGCCCACAGACGCGGATATCATTTCGCTAGCGGCTGAGTTTGCCACTAATTTTACGCAGTCGCGGCTGTTTAACCCGGCAAACCAGTATATTTATTTTGCGTGGCCGGCAGCGTTTGGAACTCCGACCAGTTTCAAGTTTAATGGCCTTATCAGTTCTGCGTGGCTGCTGACGACACGAGATTTTGTAAACGCGTCCGGCGGCTCGGCAACGTACCACATCTACCGCAGCGAATATCAGCAAAACGGCGCAAATATCGCTATAGAGGTGGCATAATGACATTTATTCGCGGCACAAATGTCGGCGCCCCTATTGTTCCCGGCGCAGAGGAAGACCAGTTCCCCACCCATATCGATAAATACGGCAGCGGGGGTTATCGGGCAGTAAGTAACATGACCGATTTAAACGCTATTCCAGTTGCTCGGCGTCGCGCGGGCATGGTAGTATTGGTGCTTGAAACGAAACAAGAATGGGTGCTGTCGGCCGATCTCACCACGTGGCTTGAGTACGTTTTAGACGGCGGTAATTTTTAAACTTTTGAGGTGCTCACATGGCCAATACGGTACGCATTAAACGTCGTATTACAGGTGCTGCTGGCGCCCCCTCGGGTTTAAAGAATGCCGAGTTAGCATACAACGAAATTGATAATATTCTTTACTATGGAAAAGGCGATACCGGTGACGGTTCGGCTTCGACCATTATCCAGATCGGCGGCTCCGGCGCGTTTGCCACGACCACCTATGTTGACAACGCGCTGTCAAACTCAAATCTTTCGCAGTACGCCAAGCTTGCGGCTAGCAACACATTTGAGGCTAGCTACACGAACACGTTCAGCGGCACGCTTAACGCGGCTGGCACGTTTCAGATCGGCGGCGCAGCAGTTACATCGTCTGCTGCTGAGCTGAACATTCTCGACGGCGTTACGGCGTCGTACGACGAGATCAATCTGCTCGACGGCGCGGTGGCCGACACAGTCGTTAATAGCAAGGCTGTGATTTATAGCAACGCCGGCGCCATCGCTGCGGCTACGATCACGACGACGGGCAGCGCGAGTGTCGGAACGAGCCTGAACGCGGCCAGCAACAACTTCACGGTTGATAGCTCTGCCAACGTAACGGTGGGTGGTAATCTTACTGTCAGCGGCAACATCACGGTCAACGGCACCACGACGGCAGTCAACAGTTCCGTCACGACGCTCGATGATCCGATCATTACGCTCGGCGGCGACACAGTTCCGACGAGTAATGATAACAAAGACCGCGGCGTCGAATTCCGCTGGCACAATGGCACCGCGGCCAAGATCGGCTTTTTTGGTTATGACGCCAGTGCCGGCCGGTTCGCGTTTATCCCGGACGCGTCGAACTCGTCTGAGGTGTTTAGCGGCTCGGCGGGCGACATCGAAGTCAACGGTGTCTATATCGGCGGCACGCAGGTGCTTTCGAGCAACACGCTCGGTTCCGGCGTCACAGCGTCGTCGCTGACAAGCGTTGGCACGATCTCCAGCGGCACATGGCAGGGCACAGCCGTGGGTGTGTCCTACGGCGGTACTGGCGCCACAACGGCAAGCGACGCGCGCACGAACCTAGGTTTGGCGATTGGCACAGACGTGCAGGCGTACAACAGCACACTGGCTGCTGTTGCTGCGGGCACCTACAGCGGCGACGACAGCATTGTTACAGTCGGCACGATTTCCAGCGGTACGTGGCAGGGCACAGCTGTAGGCGTTTCCTACGGCGGTACGGGCGCGACAAGTGCTTCCGCGGCACGCACGAACCTCGGGTTGGTCATCGGCACCGATGTGCAGGCTTATGACACCGAGTTAGCCGCGCTGGCTGGTTTGTCGTCGGCGGCTGACCGGCTGCCGTACTTCACCGGCTCTGGCGCCGCTGATCTTGCAACCTTTACGTCGTTCGGCCGCAGCCTTGTAGACGACGCCACTGCGTCTGACGCCCGCACAACGCTTGGACTCGGCACGATTGCCACTCAAAACTCGAATAACGTCTCGATTACCGGCGGCACTATTGATAACGTAGTCATCGACGGCGGCGTGTTTTAATAACAATGGCGATTACGCTTGTCCATAAAAAAAGCACGGTACCGGGGGCAGTACCCTCGGCCGGGCAGTTGACGGTAGGTGAAATCGCCGTTAATCTGGCCGACAAGAAGTGGTTTACAAAAACAACAAGCGGCGCAATTGTCTGTTTGAACCAAATCACAGTGCTCGACGGCGGTGAAATTCTTGCGCCGGGCGCTAAACTACAAACGCATACCGGCGACAGTATTGTCACGCACACTGGCGAATACATTACGGTGGAGTAAACGCGATGGCCGACATTAAGATATCTGAACTGCCGAGTGCTGCAGCCGTCGGCACAAGTGTTGTTCCGGTAAGTAATGCGGCCGGCACGGCCACAAATAAAGTCACGCTCGCGGATATTGCGGCGTTGTCGGCTGGTTCAGGCGCCACGGGGGTAACCGGGGCTACTGGTGTTGCGGGCGTTACAGGCGCTACTGGTGTTGCTGGCGCGGCGGGGGCTGCTGGCGTTACAGGCGCTACCGGAGTTGCTGGCGTTACAGGCGCAACTGGTATTGCTGGTGTAACAGGCGCTACTGGGGTTGATGGCGTTACAGGCGCAACTGGTATTGCTGGTGTAACAGGCGCTACTGGGGTTGATGGCGTTACAGGCGCTACTGGGGTTGATGGCGTTACAGGCGCTACCGGAGTTGCTGGCGTTACAGGCGCTACTGGGGTTGATGGCGTAACGGGGGCAACGGGCCCGCAGGGTACGGCAGGCGTTACAGGCGCGACCGGCCCGAGCTATACGTTGCCAGTTGCAAGTGATACAGTGCTTGGCGGTATTAAAATTGGCTCCGGCTTGACTATCACTGACGGCGTATTAGCGGCTACAGGCGGAGGTGGCTCGGGTGGCGGCGGCTCCGGCTCGCTCTCGGGCAGCGTGACGATCCCGGGCACCGATCCCTATTGGGACAACGTGCTGCTGCTGCTGCGCGGCGACGGCAACCTCACGGACGCGTCCAAGTACGGTCGCACACTGACGGCCCACGGTAACGCAGCGGCGAACGCGGCGGGCAAGTATGGCACCAACTCTATTGCGTTGGATGGGACGGGCGACTACCTGTCGTTGTCAAGCAGTGACTTTTCGTGGGGAACGAGCGACTGGACGGCTGAAGCGTGGGTATGGCTGACTGCCTACGGCACCTACGGTTCGTACTTTTCGACATATGTCAGCGACGGCTCTTCTTACGGCGTGTCGATAGGCGTGACGAACACCGGCTACCCGTTTTTGATGCACCCCGGCGGCGCGAACATTCAGGGGTCGGCGCTCCTGCCAACAGGACAGTGGGTTCATCTAGCCGCCGTTCGTCTCAGCGGCACAGTGAATTACTACGTCAACGGCACTTCTGTCGGCAGTGTCTCTGCAACCGGCTCGCACGGTCAGTCCAGCGTGGTTGTCGGCCGCACATATACGGAGCTTGACGCCAACTACTGGAACGGCCGCATTGCAGAACTCCGCGTCACGAAAGCGGCTCGCTACACCGCGAATCACACGCCGCCGACTGCCGCGCTGCCGACGACGCTTCTCCAGCCATCGCCGCAGACTCTGCCCGTCACCATCACCGGCTCATCCGCCGCTGTTTACGAATACGCTACAGCGGCGAACTTTCCTGCCACCGGTGAAAGTGGCGCGTTGTATATCGCTACTAATGTAAGTCGTTTATATCGGTGGGATGCGTCCGACGTTTACATCGAGCTTGGCGTATCGGGCGGAGGCGCGGCCGGCGCTGGTGAGGACACGGGACTGCGTGCGCTGCTTGTGCCAGCCGCGCCGACCAACGTCTCAGCGACCCCCGGCAACGAACAGGCAGTGTTGTCATGGACTGCCCCTACTGGCGTGATCGCACAGGCTCCCGTCACCGATTACGTTGTGCAGTATTCGAGCAACTCTGGGTCAACTTGGACTACGTTCTCGGATAGTACTTCAACGTCTACCTCCGCCACTGTCACCGGCCTGACCAACGGCACCGCGTACACCTTTCGCGTGGCGGCGGTGAATGGCGTGGGCACGGGGGCGTATTCGGCGGCGAGTAGTTCCGTCATGCCTGTTAGCGGTCTGGAGGTTCTCGTCGTGGCTGGCGGAGGCGGCTCTGGCACGTCTGTCGGTGGCGCTGGCGGAGGCGGCGGCGTGGTCTACTCATCTGCTGTGGCCTACTCGACCGGCGTGCAGTACACCGTGACCGTGGGCGGCGGTGGCGCGAGCGTTGACTCAAACTCTCCCGGCACAAGCGGCACAAACTCCTCGTTCGCCAGCCTTCTGGCCGCTGCCGTTGGCGGTGGTGGCGGCGGATCGTTTGGCGGTAACTATCAAGGCAAAGACGGAGGCTGCGGCGGCGGCGGCTGCGGATTTACCACGGACCAGAGATCGTATGGCGGCAGCGGAACAAGCGGTCAAGGATTTAGCGGTGGCAACGGTACGGGGCCGTTCGGCTCTGGTGGCTCTGGCGGCGGCGGTGGTGCGGCGAGTGCTGGCGGAAACGCATCCGGCGGCACCGCTGGCGCTGGCGGCGACGGTGTTGGCTCGTACAGCACGCTCGCGGCAGCGGCTAGCGTCGGCGTCCTCTACTCTGGCACGCGGTATTTTTCCGGCGGCGGTGCTGGCATCTCGGTGGGGGCGGATCAGGTCACGCCAGTTAACGGCGCTAACTCGGCTGGGGCTGCTGGCACGGCAAACTCTGGGCAGGGCGCAGGCGGCGACTCCGGTGCTGCTGGCGGAAGCGGCGTGGTGATCATCAAGTCGCAGTCCGCTGCAACTGCGACAACTGGAAGCCCCGTGGTAACCAACAGCGGCGGCAGCGTCATCTACACGTTCACGGGTTCAGGGAGCATCACGTTTTAATCATGGCACACTTTGCACAACTGGATGAAAACAACATCGTCACGCAAGTAATCGTTGTCAACAACGACGAACTGCTCGACAACGGCACAGAGAGCGAGGCCAAGGGGATCGCTTTCTGTCAGGCGCTGTTTGGCGGTCGCTGGATTCAAACGAGCTACAGCGGCAAAATTCGCAAGCAGTTCGCGGGCGTTGGTTTTGTTTACGAATCGCCGGCGGATGTGTTTGTATCGCCGTCGCCTTTTCCGTCGTGGTCGCGCGACGCGAATCACGACTGGCAACCGCCAACGCCGATGCCGACTGATGGCAAACTGTATCGCTGGGACGAGACGACGCTGGCGTGGGCCGAAGTAACGCCGCAGAACTAGGAAACTACGCCATGCCATTTTCCTTTCCAGCATCCCCAGCACTCAACGCAACGTCCACACAAAACGGGCGCGAGTACCGCTACGCAGGCAACAACACTTGGGAACTCGTCGCGGCGAGCGGCGGCGGGGGCTCGGGCAGCATCGTCACCGCAGCGACGGTCGCAGGATTTCCCGCGACCGGATCGTCGGGCACGCTGTACCTCGCTACGGACACGGCTCGCGCCTACATCTGGCAGGGTGCCTACATCGAGGCGGGTGTGAGTGGCGGCGGCACCGACACTGAGTTGCGGGCGTTGTTCACCCCGGCTGCGCCGACGAGTGTGACGCCCACAGCGGGCAACGCGCAGGTGTCGCTCGCGTGGACTGCGCCAAACGTTCTTTCTGTCACTCCAATAACGGACTACACCGTTCAGTTCAGTTCCAACAGCGGCTCAACGTGGACAACGTTCACTCGGGCGGCATCGACCGCGACGAGTGGTGTGGTTGTGACTTCGCTCACCAACGGCACGCCGTATGTCTTCCGCGTCTCAGCAACGAATGCCATCGGAACGGGCAGCTACTCGGCGGCGAGCAGTGCCGTTACGCCGAATTCGGCGAGCGTTCCTGATGCTCCGACTTCACTGCGAAATGCCGACAACTACTGGGGATGTTCGACTAACTCAACTATGTGGAACGCGCCGGCTTCTAACGGCGGTTCGGAAATCACCGGATACGTTTGGCGAATCGGCAGCGGCGCGACGACCAGTGTTGCTCCGTCTAGCGGCTCTCGACCAGCAGGCTCTTATACCGGCGGGTTCGTCAGCAGCCACGCGCCCACCGGCTCGTTCCAAGTTGCTGCCGTCAATGCCGTTGGGACGGGGCCGTTTGCGTCATTCACTCTGCAACAGGACTGCAACTAATGAGCGTTATTCTTCTAAGCAATTTTGTTAGCGAGAGCGAACGAGCCTCACTGCTGGCGTGGTGCGACACCAATGCGGCGTGCCTCGGAGACGCAAGAACTGCGGACGGCGAGTCGTATTTGTTGCGTCAAATCTCCAACAGCAACGCGGTGGTGGAGGCTGGCGGATTCCCCGAAGTCGCCTATCAGGTGCAGAGCCGTATCAGGGAGCGGTTCCCGATGCTGGGGGTCTCGCTGCCGCGATTCCTAGACGGCATGACGGTTGGTGTTCTACTCCCCGGCGGCGAGTTTGCAGAACACGTTGATCATCATTTCCGGCAGGATGGTCTGGTGTGTGTCGGCGTGAACACATTGCTTTCCGCTCCAGCGTCAGGCGGCGTAGTGAGCGTTGACGGCGTGGAGCGAGAGCAGCGGGAAGGAGACGCGCTGGCCTATCTTCTGTCGGAACAGATTCACGGCGTTTCCCAAGTCAATGGCAACGTCAGGCGAGTCGTCTGGTCTTGGCGATTCATGGTCGATCCGGCTGCTTGGAGTGCGACGTGAAACACTTAATCGAATTCCTAATCTGCGGCACAATCGGCACCCTGCCCTCATATACAGCAAGCGACCCGCGTAACTGCCACACTGAGAATCGCGTAGGAGTTAGCACATGCCACTGACACCACCAGCATCACCAACTGTAGGCCAGACCTACACTGCCAACGGACGCACTTGGTCATGGAGCGGCGCGGCGTGGGAACTCGTCGCGGCGAGTGGTGGCGGCTCGTTCCAGTTGCCGACTGCTTCGGAGTCAACGCTAGGCGGAGTGAAGGTCGGCTCGGGCCTGTCAATCGCTGACGGCGTCTTGTCCGCGACTGGCGGGGCCGACGCTGTGCTGCGGGCCTTGTTTGTGCCATCCGCACCAACCGGCGTAACAGCGACGGCTGGCAACGCGCAGGCTGCCGTGTCGTGGACAGCGCCGACCGGCATGATTGCACAAGCCCCGGTCACAGATTACATCGTCCAGTATTCGTCGGACTCAGGGTCGACGTGGACGACATTCAGTGATGAGACTTCTGCGACCACAAGCGCGACTGTCACTTCCTTGAACAACGGCACGGCGTATGTGTTTCGCGTGGCAGCGGTAAACGGAGTCGGTCAAGGTGCGTGGAGCAGCACCGCAACCTCGACGCCTGTGTCTGACGCTTTTGCGAGCAGCGTCGTAGCCTATCTGCGAATGAACGGCTCAAACGGCTCGCAGACGTTCACTGACTCGTCGCAAAGCCCCAAGACCATCACGACGCTCAATGCAACTGCCGTCACAACAAGCGTGAAAAAGTACGGCACCGGCAGTGCGACAAACTTTTCTTACGGCGGCATCGCAATCGCCAACGGCGTGCCGAACTTTTCCAGCGACTTTACCGTCGAATGCTGGGCGTATTTCAACCCATGCACGTCTGGCTGTTATGGATTTCTAATCAAGCCAGATTCGTGCCTGTGGAGGACAGAAATAGCCGGTGGAGGTCAGTTTATGATTCTTGAAGGAGGCTCGAATCCACCTACGATGTCCGTGAGCGATGGTACAAACCTGAGTTTTCCGATGCCGTCGCGGTCTGAGTGGCATCACATCGCTTTTGTGAAGCAGGGCACAACGCACCGCATCTATGTAGACGGCGTTGAGGCGCACAACAGCTTGCCGTATGGGCCGAGGTCACAGATAGCTGCGTCCGTTGATAACGTAATGTATGTCGGCGGCTTTGGCGGCGGCAGGTGGTTTGACGGCTACATCGATGACTTCCGCGTCACCAACGCCTGCCGCTACCCAGACGGCACCACGTTCACGCCACCCACGGAGTAACACGCATGCCATTCAGCTTTCCCACAATTAACCTCACTGTCGGCCAGACCTCCACGCAAAACGGCAGGCAGTACGCTTACGCAGGCAACAACGTCTGGGAACTCGTCGCCGCTGGCGTGGTAGCGGCACGGGCTGGGCAGGCCGCGATGCGCTGTTGTATTGAGCGTGTGTGCATAACACTCTGGTGAAATTATGGCTGTACAAATTGTGCACAGGCGCAACGAAACATCTGGCGCAGCGCCTACGGTAACGGCGCTGCAGTTTGGAGAATTTGCTGTAAACGGCGCAGACGGCGACGTATTTCTGAAAAGTTTGGATGACCCAACAGCCGGCACAGCTACGGAAAATCAGGTTATCATATCAATACGGCAGCCGCGGGTGGCCGACGGTGGCGAAATAGTAGTGCCGTAATTTATTACTTTGCGGATGATAACGAGCATGTACAATATCATTTTGCAGAAAAAAAACACCACACAGGGCGCGGCTCCAACCCCGGCGCAACTTGTCGTGGGCGAAATTGCAATCAACACTACGGACGGCAACGTTTTTGTAAAAACGGATGAAAATACCGTTGTAAATTTGCTCGACTACTCGATTGCTGACGGCGGAGAAGTAACGTAAACACTGGCAATTGATTTTTCGAGTTTGTAATGTCGTCACTTATTCGCTTTAGACGCGGCACGGCTGTAGCGCTTGCGAGCGTAAACCCGTCACTACAGGCTGGCGAGCCGTGTTTTGAAATCGACACAGATCGGTTCAAAATTGGCGACGGCGTGCTTAGCTGGAATGACCTGCCGTATCAAAATAGCACCGGATCCGGCGGCTCAGGCGGCGACGGCGCTACCGGCCCGCGCGGCGCCACCGGCGCTACCGGCGCAACGGGGCCGGCGGGCGCAACAGGCCCGGGCTACGCTGACGGCGACACGATTAACGGTGGCGTGTTTTCGAGCGTCGGGCAGGTGCTTTCGAGCACGACCAAAATACAGTTTAAGCGCGGCACAAGCGAAGCACTGACCGCAGCGAATATTTTGTTATCTGTAGGCGAGCCGTGCTTCGAAACAGATACTGGCAAGTTCAAAATTGGCGACGGCGTTCTTAGCTGGAGCGCGCTACCGTACCGCGAAAATTTTGGCGCTACCGGGGTAACTGGCGCTACTGGGCCGACTGGTTTACAGGGCACTACTGGTCCGACGGGGCCGCAAGGCACAACCGGGCTTACAGGCGAGACAGGCCCTACAGGCGCACTTGGCGCAACCGGGCCGGCTGGTATCACGGGGGCTACTGGTGTGGCCGTCACAGTTGAGTACGATACCACAACCAGTTTTCCGGCTTCTGGCGCGGGTAATGTTATTTATATCGCCACGGATGCCGGCAAAATGTACCGCTGGATGGGTAGTTTTTACGTCGAGGTTGGATCGACAGGCGGCGGCAATGCCATTACAATAACAACGCTTGGCGCCGCCCCCGCGCGATCCGGCTACGGCAATGTCCTGCTTTTTGGATAACAAATAATGGCCGCACCCAATCTCGCCGCACCGACAAGCATCACCGGCAAGACCGTGTATGTCACGCCCGCAAATACGAGCGAAACAACTTTGCTGA